TCAGCAGCAGGCTTAAGAGTGCCGTTAGGATAACCAGCAAGACATCCATATCGTGAATTGAGGTTTTGGATTGCCTGATATGCCCAGTCGGTAGGTTGCAAATCCAAATAGGTAGCAGGAGCAGCAAGTACTGGAGCAGAAGTTGCGATAACAGCAACACCAGCAAAAATTGAATTCAGTTTCATATAGAAATTGTTAAGTAATAAAACTACAAAGTTTATTTAGTTGCCTCAAGAGTTATGGGGCAGTTAGTATTATAGAGGACTATTGAAGGTTTGTCAAGGGTTATGTTAATCGAATTTATTTGTCATTTTTGCATTTTGGTAAATATTCACCTACAAACTCTTTAAATTTAGCACAAAGATTTTGTTGTGATTTTGAATAATCTGTCAATTCACAAAAAGATTTAAAATTATTATTTTTATAAATCTCATACCATTCAGTATAAAATTTTATCTTTTGTACTCTTATATTTTTTTGCTTTTCCTTTGTTTTTATTTTTTCAGTTTCTTTCAATTTTTGTCTTAAAAAATAAGCATCAAAATCATATATTGCCCCTTTATTCCATCCAACAGTAATTGGATCATCTTTTTTTATTCTTTTAGTTTGCCTTAAGTCTAAATTGTATATTAAAATAGTTCCATATTGTGAATTTTTTTCACCTTGTTGATGCTCAATTTCTTTAAATTTATTCTTTTTCTTTTCTATTGCTTCTGGTGTTCGTGTAGCAAGATTTGCCTTTATGTAATTTTTTCTTAATACATCTAAAACATATTCTCGTTTTTTCCAATTAGGATCATCCCATAGTTCTTTACTATTTTTAGATATTTTTTCTCTTGTTTCGGGTTTAACCGGCAATTTATTTTTAGTAAGTGCGCCTCTTCTATTTGCATCATAAGAAAATTTACCCCCACAACATTCATTTAAACAATAAACATCATTTTCCCAATCTAATCTAAGCAACAGATCAGTTTCTGCCTTTGATACATCCACATCATTACCAAAACACTCAATAATTACTTTTGTAAAATTTGTAGTCTTCCATTTATTTTTATGAGTTTTTGGAGACCCAGTATATGGATCATTCCAAGGATTATATTTACTGGGACATTTTCTTTTCCCAACATAATAGTAAAAATCCTTAAAATGTATTACATACAAATAAAACAAAATCAGTACCCCCAACTATTATACTATTATTTATAAGGGAAACGAACTTTGATTTTTTAGTTGGAAGCGGATGAAGAGTGCTGCCCTCTCTACCTGAGGTTTGGAAAACCCCTGCTCTGCTGTTGAGCTACATCCGCATTATTGAACTTGATTTTCTTTTGGACAATCAGGAACCCAAGAACCACATATTCTCATTTCACCACCTAATAGTTTTTGAGCATTGCTCTTATCAGGTGCTTTCTCTGAAAAATATGATGGACTTATTCTAACACTCCCATCGTCCCCTGTCAAGTCCTCATAATCTTTGATTGCCTTGTCTACATCTCTATGAACTCTGCGGTCCAAAAGTTGTGGAGTATTTATGATTATATCATTCAAATCAGTTTGTGGAAAGTATTTTCTCTGAACCTCATCAATAAAATCATAAATGTTTTCTTCTGGAATATGAGTACATTGTGATACTCCCGTCACCAAAGAAGTGAATACAACTCCTATTACGGCATATCTAAAAATACTTGATTTCTTTTTACCAAACTGAAAATCAAACTTCATAAAAAAGGGAGGCAATGAACCTCCCATATTTATCAACTATCTAGATACATTTTATTTGAATATCGATAGGCAAAATCGGTTCGGGCACCATGATGGCCCCAACGAATCCACTTACTTGCATAATACATGTACTGGTCAATAGATTTTCCAGGAGTTTTCATTCTTGGTTCAATCATTTTCCAATCAACTTCATGTAACATATATTTAAGTTGGGTATCAATTGAAGATGGATTTCCTCCAGTACGATAAGCAAATTTACCTAAACCATCATATCTTGCTGCATCTGTAAATTGAATAATTCCAAATCCACCAGACCTACAAGATTCATAATCAGTTCTTGCTCCACCCTCGCAAATATTAGGAATAAAGTTTGATTCCTGTTTGATATTTCCAAGAATAGTAGCAAGTGCGTTCTTATCCTTGATCCCCTTCCTTTGAAGATACTCTAAAGTATAAGATTCTTGTTGATTACACCCTTTACATTTCCAAATCTTTTCTTTTTTTTCGACCTCTGTTTGAGCAGTATGCTCCTTAGTATTCAATTGTTTAGATTTGGTCTCGGATTGCTTCTTATAATCTTGAATAGTCAGTTCTAGAGTATCTGTTGATATTTCTGGAACTGACGGAGCATAAACTGGAAGAAGCAAAGGTGAACTGAAGGCAGATGCCACAGTAAATGAAAGGGTTGTAACTGTTTGTAATAGCATTAAGTTTAATAGAATTCGGCATCCGTATAGGTAAAGGAGTAGTTCCCATCCTCTCGGGGGCATTACCCACGGCTCTAAGTCGCACTCAAAATCTCATAATAAAAAAGACACTTTAATCGTGCCTTAACATTATAAGTTATTATTTAGGTTTCGTCAAGTTTATCTCATAAAAGGTTCAATATGATTTAGAAAAAATACTTGAAGGTTATCTTTTTGTATAATCCATTCTCGTATCTCTCGATGTAAACTTTCTGCTTCCTTTCTTCTTCCGTATTTAATATGAGTATTCATCATTTGAAGATAATAATCAATAATATTATCACATAGATTTTTCATTTCTGATTTGTTCATAATTAAAATAATCTTTCCTAAAATATCTCGAAAGAATATTTGAATTGTAGTACCTAGGAGTTCCATCGTCAAGTGCTTCACTCAAAACATTATTCAAAAATAATTGTTTTGTTTCTTCAAAATTTGTCTTACCTAATGTCTTATGAAGAGACACTATAGTTCTTTCAAACTTATCTTTTCCAAATACTTTTATATCTTCTTTGAGTTCTGGACAGCTTCCATAATAATTTTTCCAATCACTTTCTCTTTTACTTTTTCTTTTTTTTCCTTTATCTTTTCTAAAAGACCAAAAATACTTTCTTCCAATATAACACCTAGTATTACAAGTATTTCGTATATGATATACAAACCCAAAGTAATCTTGGATATCATTTGTCTCAAAAGGTTCATTATTATATAACCAAGGATTATCGTATGTTGCCAATAGGGTCTCTAAGTAAGCTTGATGTATTTATAGATACAAGTATTTTCTCAAAACCCACAGAGTTATTTTAGTCATAAAAAAGCACTCTGTCAAGAGTGCTTTATATATTTTAATATTTGTATATCTTATCAGTTAGTTTCTTCTTTTAGAATTTCGTTTAACCATTCCGAACTCATATTTTCAATCACAATATTTGCGTTATATTCACTATCCACAAAACCACTTTCAAGCAAATGATTCAATACAACTTCATAAATCTCATATGCCTCTCTATTGAGTTGCTTTTTCTCTTTAGGGGTCAGAGCACTTCTTTGTGCTCCTCTTGCTGCCTGCTTTGCTTTTACGGTAGGGTCATCGGACTTGTGAGCATATCCATGAAGACCAGGACTTGATGAAGTTGTCTTACGGAAATCACCTCTTTGTGCTCTAGCAAGATTTTGTCTTGCTGCTTTATTTCCTCTTCCAAAAGTTTCTTTATCTGCTAAAGCAGTTGCTCTATCGGCAGACTCTCCACCTTTTGTATTAGCAGCAATCTTATTACGAATTTCGGTTTCATCATGACCTCTCTTAGCCATTCGCGTTGCTTCATCTAGTCCATCTTTTTTGTTATAATCCTTATTCTTTACCTTCTTGATTGCTTCTTCACGAGACATACCAGAAGCAACCATTCTAGCAATCATATTATCAGCAAAGTCATTATCATCATCCCCGTCTTGGTCCCTGGATGGTTCGTATTCCTTCTTCTCATAAACACTAGAATATGCTTCAGATATGTCACGAAGAGTTTTTGATGAAGCCCAAATTTTTGGATTGG